TGGAGACAAGATATGCTACTATCCCCTCTGGGAAAGAGGGAGATGATTACTGGAATCTTACTCTTTATGGAATACGCTTTATTCGTTTAGTAAAGCTCATGGGCGCAGGTCCAATACAAATCTAATGTTAAGCGTACATATGGATACCCAAGGATTGGATAAACTGGCAATTCAGTTAAAGGAATTAAGTCGTCATCATATAGCGTTTGGTCTTCTTCCTAGTCATGCAGAAAGAAGAGAACCTGAGCCAGATGAAGAGAAGATTGATAATCTATCTCTTGCTATTACTCATGAATTTGGAGATCCTGCGAAAAATATTCCTGCACGTCCTTTCTTGCGTCCAGGGGTAGATAAGGCTAGAGAGGAGATAATTTCAAAAGTAGTTTCTTCTATTCAGTCAGTAATTATTTCAGGAAATGTAGAAGAGGCTATTCATGAATTAGAGGAAGCAGGGAAGATAGGGGTATCGGCAATGAGAGAAGTTATTATGGAAGGAATACCCCCTCCATTGAAAGATTTTACAATAAGACATCATCTACGTCTTCATGGATTAGAACAAACAAGAGTAGGTGCGGCGATTGAGACAGATAGGAGAACTAGAGGAGAGGTATCGTCTGTAGATTATGCTACTCCATTGGTAATGACTGGTCAATTAATCGAAGCGATTGATTATGAAATTCGGAGAGGGTAATGGCAAGTATCGATGTAAGTGATGTAATTACGGATGCTACCTTTACTGATAGATTTGATGTGTATCGACAGAAAGAAATTATAGGTTTAAATGGTAGGGTACATACCCAAGAACAGAGATATTTAGGAGTATTCGGGGTAGTAGTTCCAGCGTTACGGGATGGATTAGATAGTCGTTATCGACTACATAGAAAGAGTAATTATGAAGTATCTGAGAAGGGAATCGTTATTGTTACTCGTTTTACTCTTAGAAATAATACCGTTGGAAATCAACCTGACCAGATATACTGGCAAAGAAATCGATATCTTGTGGTCTCGATAGCTCCCTATTTGAATTTTGGGGAAGGGTTTATTATTGCACAATGTGAAAGTTTAGAGGAAACAGATCGCAATTTTGAACGCGAGATGACCCCTAGACTCGATTTCTCACGGTTAGAGAATTCCTTCTACTTAGGGGTGATCCCATGTTAGTCACTGTTTTAGATGGGTATGGGATCGCACAGACGATCATCATGCAGGGACAGGAGGTTATCCAGGGATCGTTTGGAGAGATCATTGCTACGGATGTAGAGCAGACACTATTAGAAGCCAACGGAACTCGTTCTGGATGGATTATGCAGAACTGTGGAGCACATACCCTACAGGTAAATGATGTAGGATTGGCTACAGGTACGGTGGATTCATTCTCAGTCCTCCCAGGTACTTTCTTTCCTCCTCGACATTACCCAATGAATACAAATAGAATATCTGTATTGGGTGTTGTGGGGAATGCGTATGCCGTCCGAGAATGGTGATGAATACCAGCGCAACTGGTGGGTATCTAGTACCAGATACGGCTTCGATTCCTCCTTCTGATACGGCCCTGATTGACATTCTTCAGGAATGGATAGCAGGAGTTTCTGGTATTGAAAGTTCTTTACTTCGTCCAAGATGGCAACCTGACCCACCTAATTTACCAGGACCATTGTTCACTTGGGGGGCATTCGGGATAGAAATTATTCCTAGTGAAGTCTATCCCTCTGTGACACATTATGGAGAAGGAGAAGGATATAGTTTGTTAAGAAGACAAGAAATGATCCATCTTCTTATCACTATGTATGGTCCAGAGTCGCAAAAAAGAATGGGGTTACTTAGGGAAGGTATGATATTATCTCAGAATAGAGATAATCTTCTTAGGCAAGGGATGTCTGTAGTGAAGAGTACCCCTTGTTTGACAATTCCAGAGATGATAAAGAACAAATGGATTTTTCGTACTGATATGAAGATAATTCTTTGTAGGAAGATTACTAATAAATATCCTATTCTTAATATGCAATCTATCCCGCCACTTACTATATTTTCCTGATAGGAATTCCTTATGATCCCAGTATCCCGATTGATTTCTTCTGAAATCTCCTTAGCCAGCTCTCCAGGTTTGTCTACAGGTGTCTCTGGTTGCCTTATTCTAGGTTCCAGCGATACCATTCCTGTTGCAGAACGAGTACATAACTACTCTAATTTTGATGAAGTAAAAGCTGCTTTTGATAAAACTTCTAATGAATATTCTGCGGCAAAACTGTTCTTTCAACAGGCACCTTCTCCTGTCAATTTGAAGATTGGCCGTTGGGCGTCTAGCGGTTCAAACGCAATGATCATTGGTAATAGTCTTACTCCTGTAGATAAGAATATTGCTATTCTTAATCAAGCTACCAATGCTTTCTTTAGTATTTGTTTGGTTTCTGCAACTGGAGTAAAACATTATCTTACTGCTGTAAATATCAATTTAAGTACTGCAGTAAATTTAAATGCTGTAGCAAGTAAAATGACTACAGCACTTAACTCTGTCGCAGAATCTCTTCACCTTGGATCCCCTTTTAAGATTTCTTATTCTTCTTCTATGAATCGTTTTGAAATAAGGTGCAGTGTTGCTCAAGATTCTCTTACAGTTCCTTATCCGCAACTTATTAGAATGTTCAACCCAACAGGTACTGCAGATGTTAATCCGGTAAAAAATACTACATTAATAGTTACTCTTAATGAGTCAATTCCCAAAAATTATACGATTACTTTCATTGAGTCAGGAGCTACAAATGGAGACTTTAACCCAAATGGCATTAATAATTATTCTGCCAATGTAGTTATTGCTACTTCCGTAGCAGATACTTATGCATTAATAGCTACATTGTTGGGGAAAATAGGTCTCGTAGCTAATATAACCGACGAAGTAGGCGGAGTATTTACTACAGATTCCCCTACTGTGATTTCAGGAGATTCTAATATCATTCATGTTAGGGATTATGTTCACCGCAATCTTGGTAATACTCTACGGTTGACTAGGTATGATGCCACTACTCCCACAACTCCTCTATTTACAATATTGCCGTATTACACTTCAGAAGATATTCTGAATGCACTCGTTGATTGTGATCACCGTTTTGGTAGGGAATGGTATGGATTAGTGGTAACTAATGAAGATGATAGTATCTCTACTATAGATGATGATGCCCATGTAAGTCGTAATTTGTCGATTGCTAATTATATAGAGGCTATTAGCACAAACAAACATATATTTGCTATTTCTTCTATGGACCCTATTATCCCTGATGGTGCTACTGCGGATACTACCTCTATTTCCTATCAGTTATCTCCCAATGGGCTACGGGAGCCAGATGGGTATAATCGTAGTTTCTGTCAATACTCCTCTACAAATATGTATGCAGGGGTGTCATTGTTAGGCCGATTACTCACTACGGATTTCAATCAGAATAACTCTGTAGTAAGTGTGATGTGGAAAGATGAACCTGGGATTATTCCAGAGAATCTCTCTATCGAAGAAGTTGATCGTATTGAGTTAAATAATTGTAATGTATTCACTCAATATGATAATCGAGTAGCAATTATTGAGAGAGGGACTACGGGGGCAGGATGGTATATTGAGGATGTTATTGGAATAGATTGGTTGGCGATTGCGATACAGAACGCACTATTTCATCTTCTTTACTCTTCTCCTAACCGTATTCCTCAAGATAATACTGGAGTTGGACAGTTGGTAGCGGAGGTAGAGAAGGTATTAGCAAGAGCAGTTAAGAATGGGGTTATCTCCCAAGGAGTATGGTATGGAAACCCGGTAGGGGAACTAGGAACAGGTAGTCTTCTACGGAAAGGATATTATATCTATTCTGATGCATTGTCTTCTCAAAGTAATACCAACCGTCAGTTAGGAGTGGCTCCTCCTATCTATATAGCGGTAAATCGTTCTGGATCTATCCGATCTGTAAACTCTATCATCACAGTAAACCCATAGGAAAACCACATGGCTACGTATTCATTCTTAGATGTAGTGGCAACACTAACTGGCCCTGGAGGTAGTCTTTCTCTAGGGTCTGGATCAGGAAATTCGGAAGAAGGAATATCGATTGAACCTTCTGATGATATTGGTAGCATGGTGGTAGGAGCCGATGGGACTGTGATGCACTCTCTACATGCAAATCGGTCTGGTACGGTTACGGTTCGGCTTTTGAAGACCTCTCCACGGAATGCAAATCTGTCGTTGATGTATGATCTACAAACGACTACTTCTGCTAACCATGGGCAGAATACCCTTGTTGTTCAGTTGAGTGGTACGGGAGAGATGATCTCCTTGACGGAAGTAGCTTTTAAACGTGCGCCTAATCTTACTTACGCGAAAGAAGGTGGCACTAATGAATGGGTATTTAATGCGGGGCATGTGTCTCGTACCTTTGGTACCTATCAATAACCCTTCTCTTATTTCTCCCTAAGAATTTATTTTCTTAGGGAGATTGGAAAACATAATGAATGTAGTGATTAATGGAAATACCTATCTTACTCAGAAGAAGTTAGATACGTTTTCTCAGCTTCATTTGGCTCGTAAATTAGCCCCTGCCCTTCCTATTGTGGAGGGAATGCTTTCTGAGGAAGAAGACGCTTCGAGTCGTGGTCTTCTTTCTATTCTTCTTTTCTCGAAACTTGATGAGAAAGAATCAGAGTTTGTTGTGAATAAATGTCTAAGTATGGTAGTTCGTCAACAAGATAAAGGATTCGTAAAACTACAAGCCCCTAATGGCTCATTTATGTTTGATGATTTAGACCTAGATGCGATATTACAACTTACGGTTCTTGTAATAGAGGAGAATCTAGGGGATTTTTTTCGTACTGTCCTAATCAGTTCTTAGGGAATGTTTCCAGTGAACGGTTAGTGACCATGGCCAGTAAAGAAGATTGGCTATTACGGCCAATACTTCATCATCTTTGTTCTTATGAATCTCTACTGAATAGTAAAATTAGTCTGTTCGATATCGTGAAAATGAACGAGGCGTTAGATGTAGAGAGCGAGAATCGTAGAATATTACAAGGGGATTGATAATGAGTGCTGAACCGATTGCAGAGATTTCAATTCTCTTAGGGACAAAAACAGATGGATCGATTGTAGCGGCAAAGAAGGAAGTTCAAGCACTAAAGACTTCTGCAAGTCTTACCGCTACCTCTATTAATAAATTAGGGGCACGTCTTGCATTACTATCTGTTCCTAAAGAGGTAGCAAAGGATTTCACTGCTCTTGGTTCGGCTTCTGACAAGATTGCCACGAATCTTGACCGGATATCAACCACGTTATCATCCATAGGGAAATCACTTCCTATAGATGCTTTGAAAGATCTTTCCTCAATCGTAAAAGAATTATGTTCTTCTACTCGATCTGCTACTCGTACCCCTTCTACTAAATCAGATAGTTCGTCTGTAGCATC